GCGAACTTAATCGTAACAAGTAATTCAAACATACGGACTGTAAGTATAAAAATTTCACCAGGACAATGTCCTGGTTACAAAAACTACTTAAAATCTTGTAAGATTTACAGAACACTGTTACGAGATGAAACTTTCATTAAGAAAGATGGGGTGGCCCGTCCACCATATATTATATCTCTATATAATACACGTCTCCATTTTAATGTATATTTTAAACTGAAATACAACAGTTTTGTTTGATTATGCATAAGTTACTGGAACAGTATAGACATAAACTACTGGTGCGTTTTGGAAAAAATATAATCCAAAATCTGTGCCAGCTGCAACAAAAGTGGAAATACATCCATATTGTCGTGTGGCATTAGTAGTATATGGACCTATAAAGCCTGTAACACTTATGAAACCTTGATTAGAAGCATCAATTGATGAACCTAAATTAGAAAAAGTAGGTGAACAATATTGAAACTTATAACGAGAATAATTTGGATTGGTAATATTCAATCCAGGTTGGGTATTAGCATTAGTAATAGCCATACCCGTAGTACCAGACTTAAGCTGATTATAAAAATACTGATTTATAGTATTTGCATTAACAATTGTTGCAATACCTGAACCAGAAGTAGCTGCAGCACCGTTGTAAGGTTCTCTGAGAGCTGTAAATGACGCAGTTTTAAGGGGGGTATCCGGATTGAATGTCCAGTTTGTTGACCCACGGTAACACAGAAAAGCATTACCATACCATCCTAATGAAGTCATGTTACAGAAATTATACCCAGTGGTACCAGCTCCAACAATTTTATTTGCTAGAGTAGTGGCCAATGTAGTATATCCAGGAGTAACAGGAAATCTATAAAAATATTTATAGAAATCACCATATTCTCCACTCATAGGAGTAACGAAAGTTTCGGTTTGTAGCCAATTATAACGTCGCAATAAAGTACGTAAACTACGAATATTCTCACCATAATGAACCAAATATTGTTTCTCTGGTAATGAGGCAGTTGGTGCCATAGTGACATTATCATCAGCTTTATCAATTGTCATTTCAGACGATTGAGGAGCATAAAATGATAATACATTATTGGATGCACCCTTATCATAGAGAAGAGATGGATTATTAAATTCCAAATCTTTACCCCCTCGAACATAAACCATAATATCTATGTCCGAAGGGTTGGCAGGAGCAGTCAAAGCATTCAACACTCGCATGGTAATTAAACCATTATCATAATTACTATCGTAAATATGAGTACCAGGATAGGCTGTTCTAACAGCCCAATTCTTTGTTCCAATAAAAGTCCCCCTAATATTTAGAAATTGTGCAGCTTGTTGGTATGGTACCTCAAACTCCACATCAGTAGATTCCCCCAAATCTACTATCGCTGTATAAACAACGTTAGAAGTATTTGTTAGATTACCAATATTTCTTGCCGTATATCCAGAAGGATCAAAGCTAATAATAACTTTGCCTTTATGATATTTACTGACAATAAATTGAAATCTAAATATTATAGACCCTCGCCAATCGGCAAATGATTTTGAAACCATAGCCATAGGTGTCATATATACTGCAGGATTAGTAGCAGAATCAATATCGAACATAAATGGATTAACCCGCGAATAGAATAGCATTGTATCTATAACATCCGCAGATGACCAATTAATGGTAGCCAAATATGATTCCCTACTGGTAATGTGAGAGATACACATCTCATCAACACCACTATCTAATCCAACAATTCTAGGGTCCACAGATAATTCATTTTTAGGATCATATGTGAGTTTTTCCACAGGAAAACCTATTTCGCTAGTGGCTAATTTTGGAAAATTTTCAGCTCTCACGGGACGAGTATCTTCTATAACTGGTACATTGGTAAAACCAAATAATCTAGCTATAGCTGAAATTGCTCCAGCACCAATTTTGGTAGCTGTTGCAAACGGTCCAATAGCTGGAATATCTTCAAAATATGAAGCTGCACTAGCAACCCAAGCAGCAGGTTTGGATATAGATCCTTCACCATACTCATCAGATTGCATAGAATAACCAGCAGAAGCACCAGATAATTCAACTTCATCAAACCAAGCGTAAATAGCAACAGTAACTCCAGTACCTGTAACACCATTGGCACTAGTTAATTGACTATAGCAATAAAATTGCAATTGTC